CATGTCGATTGTGTCCGTAAGAAACAATCGGAGGATAGGCGAAGATGGATCCAGTAACTATTTCTGTTGCTCTCGGAGCCGCTAATACTGCATTCAAAGCAATCAAGGCAGGATTTTCAGTTGGTCGAGATCTTGAAGGAATGAGTAAAGATGTAGGGCGGTGGATGTCTGCGGTGTCTGATATAGACAATGCAGAGAAAATGGCTAAGAACCCTCCCCTGTTCGGCAAGTTATTTAAAGCAGGATCCGTAGAAGAAGCTGCCCTACAAGCCTATAGTGCCAAAAAGAAATTAGAAGAACAAAGACAAGAGTTAAAGACATTTTTAAATTTAACCTTTGGACCAACTGCGTATGCAGATCTCCTTCAAATGGAAGGTGAGATTAGAAAACAAAGACAACAAACAATTTATAAACAACAAAAGATGAGACAACAAATAGCAGAAATTATTGCTTGGGTTTTCTTAGTGGCTGTTGGTGGTGGTTTCATTGCATTACTTGCAACTGTATGGGTTAAGAAAGCAAGTGCAGATGGATACACATACAAGAGTAAACAACTAACACGCCAACAAAAATTAAATAATGGCAGTATATTACCCCCTCTCCTTACAACATGCAGATTAAAAAAACAGAAAGTTTATAAAGATAAAATTGCTTGTATCTATGAGGGTGCAAACAAAAGGTTTGAGTTAGATTTTGCAGACATACGAGTGGGATGCCCTAAACAATTTCGATGTGAGTACAAAAAATTAAACGATAAAGAACCAAGTATTGATCAGGTCATGGATAGTTTAAGGAGCATAGCGAAATAGTATGTTTAAATGTCTTGTCGTTGCCTGTCTAATTAGTAATCCAAGTTATTGTCAAGTGCTTGAGAACACGGAATATCCAGTTGTGTATGAGACCTTTAGTGCATGTAAAGCAAGAGCATTAGAAATAGCTTCTGAAGTTCCAATATATTTTAAAAATTATAGAGCGACAAAATGGAAATGTAGTCGTGTAGCAGAAGGAAAATTATTATGAAGAAAACATTAACAGCTAGACAAGAACAGACTATGCAAAGACATTCCAGACATCACACACCCAGACATATGTCTGAGATGAAAAAGTTAATGCTGCAAGGTAAGACCTTCACTCAAGCTCACAAGTTAGCAATGAAGAAAGTAGGTAGATAATGGATAGCACAGTACTAGATGCATGGCATGAACTTAGTTATTTAGAGGGCACTCTCTTCACAGTCTGGTTGTTTGTTCTTTACTACGGAAAAGTATGGATAGACAACAAGTTTAAAAGAAAGGAATGCACATGCTCCAAGCGATAATTGGACCCGTTGCTAATCTTCTTGGCACTTACATTGGCGGAAAGATGGAGAAGGCAAAGGCAGAGACAGAAGCCAAGATTTCTATTGCCAAAAGTAAAAGCAAGATAGCTGAGAAAGTTGCAAGTGGTGAAATGGAATGGAATCAGACTATGGCTGAAGCATCTAAAGATAGTCTCAAAGATGAATGGTTAACTATTCTCGTAAGTATTCCATTGTTATTAGCCTTTACAGGACATGAAGACATAGTCATGAGAGGTTTCAAAGCCTTGGAACAAATGCCAGATTTTTATAAGACTGCTGTTGGTGTTGTCTTCGCAGCTTCTTTTGGTGTCAATAAATTAACTCAAATGTTTAGGAAAAAATAATGGCAAAGTTATGTCCAAGAGGTAAGGCTGCGGCAAAAAGAAAGTTCAAGGTTTATCCATCAGCGTATGCAAATATGTATGCTTCGGCAGTTTGCTCTGGCAAAATCAAAGTCGGAGGTAAGAAAAAAAAGAAAGCTAAGAAAAGATGAGCGGTCTTCGTAAGTGGGTCAAAGAAAAATGGGTGGACATTGGTGCACCTAAAAAGAATGGTAAGTTTCAACCTTGTGGTAGAAAAAAAGGAGATGGTAGAGCCTATCCAAAATGTGTTCCACTAGCCAAAGCCATGAGAATGTCTAAAGCACAAAGAAAAAGTGCGGTTACAAGAAAAAGATCTAAGAAACAGGGCGTAGGTGGTAAGCCTACAAACGTAAAAACATTTGCTAAAAGAAAGAAGAAAAAATGACAAAAAGATTATCTGCAAAACAAAAGAAGATTGCAAGAGTTGCACCTCCAAGAAACAAAATCACAGGTGCTGATTTTAAAAAGTTAAAAAGAAAGAAATAGCTATGGCAAACTTTGGACAACTATCTACTTATTTAAAGTCAGTCGGTAATTCTTTTTTACCAGAAGGTATGCAAACTGATCAGTATACAAATGAGGACTTCAATGAGGGTGTCAAAGCTAAACTTTTAGAATTCTTACAGGCTAATTATGCTAATAAAGAACCTGGGAATTACTCAGTTACATATGATGATTTAAATAAATATTTCAAAGAAGGAAATGTTGTCTCTGGATCTGGTAGCAAATTTTCAGACGTTGGAGCATTAAAAACTATCTTAGGTCAATTCAATGTTGATGTTGCACCCGATGGATCTTTTACTGTCAATGATACTTATGATTTTAATTTACAAGATGAATATGGAAACCCAATGAATAAACAACCTACATTTGGCGATGTAATGTCTAGGTTGTCTCCGTCTAATATTATNGATAAAGGTCTGGGTACTAGTTTATATGGTGCGGCTAGAATGTATGGNGGTATGAGAATACCAGAGGGTTCACCCAATGCTATCCCCATTAAATTAAATTTNCCATCTAACAGACCAGATATGCCACCTCTTCCAATGGCAAAACCTATGATGGAAACCACTAATCTTGCTAGTTATGATGACAACCAAATTGGCTTTGGATCTTTAAGAAGACCTTCGCTTTAGGTAAATTATATAACCTAACATCCAGACAAAGATCAACGGTTCAATGATGACAAATATCCAGATGTTTATTTCGTTGTAAGTCATACCAAGAGGCTTGGCTAGTTCTATTAAGAACCACACACACCAATCAAAAGTCTGATCCATTAATTCCATATAAGTCATTTTAGTTTTTCTCCCTTATTATAATTTCTTTGTTAAATGTTGTGTCAAGATTTGTGTCAACTTTTTCATATAAGATATATAAAATATATAAAATATAGAAAATTATCCCTAAAAAAAAAACTTTAGAAATAACTTGCCTAAGCCCCAAACCTACGGTACACAACAAACATATGGTTTTGCGAGCGTGGCGGAATGGTAGACGCACTGGACTTAAAAACCACTGATACATATAAGAAACTCTATACATATCAGGCACTTAAACCCGAAACACCACTGTGTGTGTCAAGATTTGTGGCAACTTTTCTTTTTGCCTCGTGTAAATCTTCTGTAAATAGATGAGCATACTTCTCTGTGATGGTCACATTTGAGTGTCCCAACAACTTTGATAAAGTATAAATAGGCATACCTTTTCTTATCTCATCTGTGGCATAAGTGTGTCTTAAATCATGCCAATTAAAGTCTTTAATACCACTATTTTTTAGACATGTTTCCCAAGACGAGCGGTTAGAGTTTATTCTATGTCCTGTGTCTGGGTTATAGAACAAGTATCCATGCAAACTAGCAGGTTTTTTTAATAATATTTCTACTATGTTTAGTGCTTCATCACACAAAGGCACTACCCTAACCTTACCATTCTTGGTTACAGTATCCCTCAATACAAATTGAGGTCCATAGTTTGTACGTTCAAAGTCTGTTCTTAATAAAGAGAACTGCTCGTTCCATCTCATACCTGTAAGTAAGGCAATTTGAATTTGATAAGATAGATCTCGGTTCTTACTTTTCTTTGCATTATCTAACAAAGATTTTTTCTCATAAACATCCAGACTTCTTATCCTGTCTTTACTCTCTTGTAATAACTTTTTATCAAAAGATGCAACTACATTATGACCATCCCATGTACTATTCTTAATTATATATTGATACATTTTACCAAACATACTTAGGTCTCTTATAATAGTAGGATCATTACAAGGCTTGATATCTTTTGTACCTTCTCTTCTACATTCCACATAAGCTGCAATGTCCTGTCTGGTTATGTCTTTTAACATTTTGCCTTGGAAATGTGGAGTAACCATCTTAATGCTTTGAAGGTATCTTTTAGCCGAACTTTCTTTCATTGCTCTTCTTTGAAATTTAAGTTCACCATTAGATGTGTACTTCAAACCACAGTAGTTATTAAGGAACTTTAACATTGCCTCAGAAAAGGGAATGTCAGACTGTGTTTTAGCTAGTTCAACAATCTTTTTTCTATGCTCTATAATTGACTTCTGATTAGCTTGCCTTTTAGAGCTTGCATTAATTGGTGGTCTATATCTTTTACCTTGGATGGTAAAGTCAGCATACCATCTTCCTCCTCTATAGATACTTCCCATTCTTGTTCTCCTCTCTTTATCCATTGATTAAGTTTGTCAGTCTTAAATCGCCAAGATTTATTAAATCGGTAAACACACCCATCAAATTTTCCTTGATTAATCCACAGGTAAACTGTAGGGATTGCAAGGTTCAATTTGTTAGCTACATTTTTAACAGTATAAAAACTTGACGACATGATTATAATCTCTTATATGTGGTTAATGCAAGATTTAAATATATTATGGGGAGAGAAAAGATGGCAGAAGAAAACGAACAGGTGTACGGAGTAGATATATACTTACATAAGATCCGTGGATGGGTTACCTCAAGAGGCTTCACACCACACGGATTAGCTAAAGCCGCTAGTTTTGGACCAGGAACCTTTGCAGATATGTACACACCTAAATGGAACCCACGAGTATCCACATTAAGAGAACTCGAAGACTTCATGTTAAGATATGATATAAGAGTAAGCAGAGGAAAAAAGTAAATCATTACATTTCTTCTCTGCTAATTAATCTATCTAAGTACCACTTAGCCTTTTTTAAATCTTGAACTCCGCCCTTATGTCTCCACCTATGCACATACTTCTTAATGTTTCCCTCTACATAAAAAGCAAATCCATCTTTGCCTAAACTATCTTCTAGATAATCTATGCATTCAATCTCCCCCTCTTTATAGTGAGGGGGATGATTAACTAGGCTAGACATTTCTACATTGTCAGACTGTGCATTAGCTTGTTCTTTGAAACGTCTTGACATGTATTGATGGTGACTTTCAAAAGGAAACTCTAATTGTACTTCTTGTTCATCAGACACCACAAGATCCTCCATGACCAGAGATATCACATATGTCGTGTGTCTCTAGTGCCTCTTCAAATTCTTCTCCTAAATTTTTACGAGCATCTTTGTAAGGGACTGAAACAAGTGGTTGTCCACCACGACTTCCATCAGGGTAACAGGTGAAACCTCGCAGACGATGAGCATACTTTGCTAATGTCTGGGCAAAAGGTCTGACTGTGTCTTCATTATTTAACTCAGATCCCCAAGCAGGTAGATTGATAGTACTAGATATAGACATATCAACGTAGTCTTGCACATCAGCTTGAAATTCCATTCGTCTTTCATATGCACTAGACAGATCAAGAGCACTCTCAATTGTGTCTGGGTCTGTGCCATAACGATCAATCACTTCTTGGGCTGCACTATCAACGACCATCTGATACATCCATTTCTTACCGTCTTTGAGATATCTTCTCTTGTAGGCAACGGCAAATAATGGCTCAACACCTGTAGTAGTTGCGGCTAAGATTCCGATAGAACCTGTTGGAGCAATGGCTCTAATCTTAACAGGTCTACTTACACCTAAGGCATCAGCACTTTGTTTAGCTACTTTGTCTGATACAGACTTATAGATGTACAACCAACGATGCATCTCTTCTGTAACTTCATATGGTTGTTTCCTTTGAAGTAACCATTCATGCATACCCATTAGACCTAGTCCAAGTCTTCTGTTTTTCTCACGAACTTTATATACTTTATCAAACGGTAACTCAGCTTTCATTGTGCCACAGATTAAGAACTTAGTTGCTAGTTCTGTACATTGTGCAAAGTCTTTTATGTCTTCAATCCTAGACATGTTAAGTGAGCCTAGGTTACAGACATCACTATCATCTTCAGATGTAACTTCTGTACAAGCATTCCTGAGTGTTTCGTTCTCGTTCTCAAAGAAGTTAAATGAAAATCCAGGTTCTGCTGAAGACAATGCCTGTCTGGTATTTTTATACCATAGCTCTGGTAACTCGCCTGTCTTCCAGTAGTCTTCTATAAACTTTGTATCCCAATTAAGTGAGATGTTTGTCATGTCTAGCGGACATGCAAAGTTAAAGTCTGCTTCTTTAAGGTCTGCCATTGTCTTGTCAGTCCCAGGAACATGCATGTTCTTCCAATCTTTGGCATGTAAGAATGCTTCAGCATCAGAATGTTGCCAATTGAGTGAGGCATAAATAGCTGAACGTCTGCTACCACCTTGCATGACTTGTCTACCAATCTCATTGACGGCTAACATAAGACTAATTGGACCACTAGCTTCTCCACCTGTTCTCGATAATAGAGAGCCTTTGCCACGAAACTTAGAATAATCTATTCCAATACCACCACCACTTGAAAGACAAGACATTGCTCTATTTGCTAAATGTCCCCACTCTTCTCGTGTATCTTCTTCGCCTCTTAACAAATAACAATTGTTAAAGAACTTAGCTTTTCTTCCTGCATAATATAAGTATCTACCCCCAGGGATAAATCTCATAGTACTGATCATAAATTTTAATTGATCGATGTCAGACTTTGGTAACAATCCACCACAGACATCGTCTACTAATGTGCTAGACAATTCTTCCCATGTCTCTGCACCCTCGTGTTTATATTTTAAATTAAATATACTCTCAGCAAAACTATTACGAAAAATGTTCTGGTTATCGGTATACATTTTCTTCATCTCATTCATTAGTCTAATTCCAATCTATTTTGCCTCTCCCCAAGTCTTGCCAATTCCGCCCTCGACAAGTCCCGTTTGAGGTATGTTTTCAAATAATTTAGTAGCCGACCACATCATCGTCTTAATCATTATGTCTTTCGCTTGGGTGGCAAACTCATCTGGAACTTCTGCAATTAATTCATCGTGAACCACATGAACTAATTTTGCAGGAACATCGCCCCAAATTTTGGGAAATCTACTCAGGCACAACAACATGATTTCTGCGGCTCCACCTTGACAGGGTGTGTTGATTGACTTTGTGAACAATTGATTTGATCGCAATGGTGAATAAACTCTTCCCTGTGGTGTCCATAAATAACCTGTGTTGTCTGATAGTTTTCTTGTCTGTGTAATCCACTCCTTTAGTCCAACGTAAAGATCCAGAACTTCATGCTGAATTCTACTAGCCTCATGTAACGTGGTTGGGTGCCCATTAGTTGTCAGCACTTGTGACAATCCTCTAGGTCCCTGACCAAATAAAAGTCCAAAAATACAAGCCTTTGCCGCTTGTCTCATCCACTTACCAGACCCTGTTTTAAAGTGATCATCACTACAATCAGCGGGATAATCTCCCTTGAAACAATGTCTTGCGGTTAGTGTGTGAATGTCTAGACCGTCTTCAATGGCTCCCAACAAAACCTTATCGTTCGATAAAGCAGCGGGAACACGAACTTCTATTTGACCATAGTCACAGACGACCAGACTATGGCGGTCTTTACTTTTAAATAGATGTCTGAACTCTTCGGTTGCATTGATAGTTTGTAATGCAGGTTCTGTAACACTAAACCTGCCTGTCTCAGTTCCACCAATCCTAAAGTTTGCATGGATCCTGTCAGACATTGGATTAATAAAGCGATTAAAGTCTGTACCTAACGTAGAATTATTCTTCTTAGCATCTGCCCATTCAGCAATTGCTAAAAGAGGTGGGTGATATTCCGTTGGAAGTTGAGATATATTTTCAAGTACATCAATCTTTCCACACTTTAACTGTCCTGTATCTGTCTTAACCCAATTGTCTGTGGTGTATGGTGGGTATTTATTTAAATGAAATCTAATCCAATTAGCTACTTGTATTGTTGAAGCGGGATTATCTACAACAGGTGCACCTTCACTTGAGTATTGTCTAAACATCTCAAGTGCTTTCTGTCTACCGTCTGTGTCTTTAACCGATAAATCATTTGCTAAATCTTCGTGTGCTCTTCTATCAAACCCAATACCATTAACCATAACTTGGTTAACTGCTCTAATACTTGACCTTAATAAATCATATATCCAATTACATTGCTCACTAGGTATTCGTTTACTCTTTTTAATAAGAGCCATCTGTTCAAAATGTAACTGCCAAGTCGCAACAACATCCCCTGCCGCATATCTAATTTGCTCATCATCAAGGGGATCTTTAGACCAATCCGAGGCTTGTTGTGTCTTGCTTGGTTCTTTTCCTAATACATCCGCACACCTATAAGCTAAACCTTTTCTTATTTGTGTAAGACTTAAAAGTGCTTGTGCCTGTAATAAAGTACAATGTGGATGTCTTGCGGGTGTAATTCCATGTTGAGTTAACATCTTGACATCAAACTGTGCATTGTGTGCTAACCATATAACTTTGTCAGAGTTTAAAACTTTGTCTCCTAACTCTTGTAAGACAGGCATAGACACATGCCATCTGTCTATGACGTGAACTTCTTCTCCGCTATAGATTTGGAGTAATCTAACTTGTCCTGTGTAGACGTTGAGACCTGCTCGTTTGACGTGCTTTGCTTGGGCATTGAGGTCTGACCTACAGTTTGCCATATCTTGTTGGGTTTCCTTGCGATCTTTCTTTTGATCTTCTGTGCATTTAGAGAGGATCGGGAACGAGTGAAATTTTTCAGAGACATTTACAAACTCCTTTTGTTTGTCTTCATATATTTTAATTAGACTTTGATCAGCAGTTGTTTCAACATCTACTGAAAGAAGAAGTGGGTTTTCCCAACTATGATTTAGAGATATAAACTTTGCATAATACTTGGTAAGTTTTTTTACACCTGCATCATCAGTTATATAATTCAGTTTCACTCCAGACATAAAATCATGGAATGGAGTGGGAGATTTACCCCCACCCAATACCGATTTCAAATCATCCATTACTCTAAAGGAATGTCTGTGCTTGGATTTGGCTTTGTCTCAGGCTCTTGTTTAGAACCTTGAACAGGAACAGTATCTTTCTGATCCATCCATCTTGAGACTGACAACTTTGGAATGTAGACTTTGCCATACTGACTATGCTTATAACTGTCAGAATGAAACATTACTATTGGAACCTGACCTTCAAATTGTCCTGTCTTCTTTTGTTGAACAACTTCTCTAACCATTTCTCCCACGGCTTTCATTGCTCCTTTTGAAGAGCCTGTAAATTGTGCGAGGATATGGTTCTCAGTTCCAAGAGTTGGTTGAATTTGCATTTCAAATCTTACATTGTAAGACCATCCATCATTCTGTTGTGTGTATGGACCATGATCAGGAAGATCAGCTTTGTCAGTCTTGGCATCCCCAAGATTACTCCACTGCTCATCTACAAGTTGTCCATCTTTCCAACAGACCCAACCATTTTGTACCATAGCTAGGTTAACCAATGCCTCAAATTTATTGTCTGGAAAAGTATCTTCGGCTTTGCCTATGACCCACTCCCCCTTTTTAAATTTGATATATTGGATACCACCAACATTAAGTTCGTCTGCTACCTCAGACAATTGGTTTACAATGTTATCAATATTTGATACATCAAAGGTAGGGGTTGTGATTTCATTCATTAGAATGTTCCTTTCGTTTGTTTGTGTGTTTCTTCAGTCTGTCAACTAAGTACGGTAAGTAATCGAAAGTCGTGGTGAATAATCTCCTTGAGTTTGGAAATCACGGTGATCCAACCCCGCTTCTTTAAATTTATTTACATCGTACCTCATTGGTGCCTTTTGTGAATACATAGACACCGATCCCCAATCAGCAGAAATCTTTTTACTTTCTGCCTCTTTAAGAATTTCTTTAATATCCTGTTCTAATTGTTTAACTTCTCTTGTCTTTGCTTTAGCCTCATCATTTAAGTTATGTCTGGCTATTATTTTTTCTTTTAATCTTTCTTTGATGGCGGCAGAAAAGTTTGAACCTTCCGCACTTGGAATACTAGAGACCTCTGTGTCTAGACATAATGTCTTGTATGCACAGTAGGTACACTCCTTACCACCTTCTAATTTTCCTTCTGGTTCTGGTAATTTTTCCAAAGAAAATTTTGTGAATACAGATGATGATCTTGCTCTTAAACCATGAGCCACCATCTCATCGAATGGAATAACCCAAGACTTAATTTGATTTACAAAACTTGCATTAATATATGTGATCACGGCATGAGTTGGAAAATGGTCTGTAGTTCTTCTAACTAAATCCATACCCTGTTGCACTTGCATTCTATGTTGAAACTTAGGTTCTCTTAAATTATCAAATGCTCTTGGATCAATTGACTTCAATTCATTGTATAAGCATTTAGTAAATCTTTTTGACCCACCCTCTTCTTCTACTTCAAACACTTCCCTGGATATAAATAGACCATCAGGTGTGGCACTTTGATAATGAGTAATGTCAACTAATGTTTCTTGTCCATCATCGGTTGCCCAAATTAATTCTATTCCACTATCTTTCAGACTTTGTTGCATGGATGGTACTGCCCAATCCTCAACCATGTTTCCACGTTCAGCGGCTCCTAAGTCTTGAACAAAGTCTTTATCTACAGGTGCATTATGTTTGTCGTAGACAATGGATCTTAGACAACCACCTACGGCAGAAGCACCAACAGTTTTCTTTCTGTCGTGTCCACCCCAAGTTTTGTTGTCTGAGTTCTTGCTTATATTATTTATTATTAAATTGTTTGTATTTAAAATCATTGGGTATTCCTATGATTGAATCCGTATATGCTCAACAACATTAAGCTGAGTGGAGTAAAGACCAAAGATATTTGACTAGACAAAATACTATAAAAAAAACTAGCATCATAGGCATCTGAGACCGAAGACCCAATACACGGCTCGGAAAGGAGTAGGTCTTTACTATTCTGTTTCACTTGGCAACCTTTCTAAAAACTTTTACATTCTTATCTTCTTTATCAAATGGCACAGGTACTAAGTCTCCACTATGCCAAAATAAAAGATCACCCGATTTCAGTGTTTGTAAATTAAGGATAGGCACAGTCTTGCTATCGAAGACCCAAGCCATCAAATCATTTTCTAAATGTCTGTCATGTATATCATGTCCTTTAACAATAACTCTTTGAGTGGGTGACGTATTGTCAATTGTAAGACTGTCAAAGATCATTACTTCTGGTTCATACTGAATAAGAGCCTTACCCATTAGCGATCTCCTTTTTAAGTTCCTCAAAAACATTGAGGTCATTTTTGAAATCGCCATCGACAACGGCATTACTCATACCCATTTTCTTCTCAAGTAAACTGAATAGTTTTTCATCAAAAGTGTTTTGAGCAACTAAGTAATTAATAGAACATGATTTAGTCTGACCATTTCTATGAACCCTGTCTTCAGCTTGTAACATTTCCATTGGCGAAAATGATGTCTCAACCATCAAGACATTGTTAGCTTTCTGTAAGTTTAAGCCTGTAGACCCAACACCTAACGTAAGTATTAGTATCCGCTTGTCAGACTTTGGATTTTGAAATCGAGATATATAAGCATCTCTATCTTGTTTAGTGGTAGAGCCTGTTAATAAATCAATCTGCTTATGCAACTTGTTGTTATCAACACATGCTAAAAGATAATATATAAGTTCAGCTACTTTGACATGATAAGTAAATACGACTAACTTTTCATCATTAGATTGTAAGAAATCTTTTATCCAATCAATTGCAAAATCTGATTTAAGTTCGCCTAGTTCAGTAAAAGCCTGTTGAAAAGTGTCATGATCATCCATATTAAAGTTGACTTTACAAGGGATGACCGACCTCATTTTAGGGGGCAGATCGAGGCAGTCATCCTTTGTAACTCGGTGCATATGGCGGGATAATTTAGAATGTAATTCAACTTTTCTAGATAACCCGTCTGCTACATAACCAAACTTACCCATATGTCCATTGCAATAAGTCTTAGTAAACTGATACCAATTATTAAATTCACTTGGTGCTACTATGTTTAATGGTGGGAATAAATCTACAGGTCTGTTTATTATTGGGGTGCCAGATAAACCTATGAAGTAATCACAAGTTTTAGCCAATTGTAAAATCGCTTTAGTCCGCTTTGCCTTGGGGTTCTTAATGTAATGGCATTCGTCACAAATAATGTACTCTGTTTTCCAAGTGGCTTTGCTTTCCGACTTTTTGTAAGCCTCGGCTCTCGCATATGAAACGAGTAATATCTCTCTTCCGTCATTTCCAACTCCTGTAATGTTAGGGTATATGTAAAGTTTGTAATCAGGTAGTAATCTTTTGATTTCTTTTTCCCATTGCATCATCACACTAGCGGGTGTGAAGATCACAACTCTCTTAGCCTTAATAGAATTAATAGAAAGAATTGCTGATATGGTTTTACCTGTACCCATCTCATGACCAAGGATCGATCGACCATTGTTATCTATCCAATGACAAACGGCATCTATCTGATGGTCATATGGTGTAACACCAAACTTATCTAAACTTTCTGACCAATCATTGGTCACTCGCTTTTGAAGTTCTTGACTTCTTTGCTTATAATACATTGAGCATTTACTCATATGATCTAGCATGGTTTGATTAACATTCATCCCAAGACCAACTTTTATAAGGTCTTTAAAGAACACATTAGTTATATAAGTATAAACAGTCAGACACTGTTCATTACTCATACGTTCCATTTTAACTAACCACTTTTTTTCTTGCAGCAGGAAATTACAAAATGGAATTTTACTAAATAGAGTTGTTATCTTGGGGTCTTTAGAACCAGATATATGCAGTCGCATATTGGGTTCAAGTGATAATTGTATCTTTTGCATATCGCTCCCTTTGTTCATTTGTGTGTTTTTTTAATCTGTCAATACAACCTTTATAATATTATATCCTGTCTGATGTCAACAACATAATAAAAAATAAAAATCCCCAGTAAATAATTACTGAGGATCTTTAGACTGACAGGAGTGCCAAGGGAGGAAGAGAGACACTCTGCATTCTTTCTCTCACAAACAAAATTTTTTTACTATGGCATAGTTGACAAGTATATTAAAAAATATTATTGGTCAGACGACAGACAATAATATATTATAGACACACGTCTAGAGAGGAACCTCATGAACCGAGAGCTTATCGCAGAATTCTTGAAGATAATTTACAAAAATAAAACGTCTGGTGTTTTGAGTTTTGAGACACAAGACAAAGGTAGAGAGATGTTTAGGTCAGATAACCTTAATGATCTTCTTATATGGATAGACAAGATGGAACAAAGTCAAAGGGGTGTTCATCTGAGACAGTCAAGTATGGATGGTGATAGTAAAACTTGCACCAGAGCAGACGTTGTAGCAATTAATCATTTATGGATAGACATAGACACAGGTGTTGTCCCTAAAATATTACTTGAAGAAAAAAATTTAAGACCAACCTTTTGTATTAACTCTGGCAAAGGCATCCATTTATATTGGAGACTTGCTAAACCTGTAGATAATCTCATTGGTATTTCACAATGTGAAAAGATGATGAGGAAACTATGCGATATATTAGGTGGCGATCCCGCTCCTACTCACTCGGCTTCAACACTTAGAATTCCAGGNAGTATAAACTTTAAATATAACCCACCTGTTCAGACAGAAAAAGTAAGTGCAATTAAGTGTGATCAAATGAAAGATTACACCCTGACAGACTTTGAAGAGTTTATCCAAAAGAATATGGATCCTTACGAACAACTGATTGATAACATTACTGAGGGCATGGGAATTTCTAAGTCTGCGTCTGACTGGCAGAGGATCATAGACAACTTAGCCATCTCAGGATCAGACAATGAGTTTGGTGGCAGACATAACTGTGTAACAAAATTAGCGGGTTATTGGACACGTCAGTCTGTCAATCCAGAAGTACAACTTAAAACATTAGTCCAATATGGTTGCACCTTAAATGAATATGAGTGCAGAAATATTATTAATTGGGCATGGGAGAAACATGATCAATGACATTAGCACCAAATCCCGCTGATCCAACTACTCATATTATACAACAGGTACAAACTGCACAGGCTCGTGGTGGCAGACCAAACATACGAGACATTCTCGGACATTGTATAGATGCTTTAATCATAAGGTTCAGACAGAACGGGTCAGATATTTTACACAACAACGATACGTTTTTTCTCTTCGCAGCGAAGGAAGGTATCTGGAAAGTAGCAGACGTTGTAGACATAAAGACAGACATAGATGAATGGTTTCGCTCTGCAATTAACTTAGTACCAACCAAACAATTTAGGTCCGAAGTTCTGGAAGGCTTGATGATGAGGGTTCATATTGCCAATGTTCCGTGGGGCAACGTCAGAAACATTATCATATGTAAGAACTTGATAGCTTACGACTTGGATAAAGGTCAGACTGTGACAGTCAAAAAGGAATGGTATCTCAGAGAAGACAACCTGTTGAATGTTGATTGGGTTAGTGGTGGTAAATGTCCTGTCTGGGACACATCACTACAAAAACTATTTGCACATTTTACTGATCCTGTTGAGCGATCTCAGGTTATTCAACTAGTGGAAGAGTGGATGGGAACTACATTATATAGACACAATAGACCTAGAGCCTTGTCTAAATGTCTGTTCCTTTATGGAGAAAGACGCACGGGCAAATCTACAATTCTGGATGTACCCCGTCAAATCTTTGGAGAAAAATTAGCAACTGCCATAGACTTACAAGAACTAAGTGGGTTTGGTGCAGAAGCATTAATGAATAAAGCGGTATGGCTTTCCGATGAAATTAAGGTAGGAACAGTCATGAATGATAGTGTTATTAAACGTGTCATTACAAACGAACCGCTTTCCATAAAAATTAAATTTGAAAAACCTTTTGAGGGCAGACTTAATTTGACAGTCGGTCTTGCGGGAAACTCACTACCCAAGATTGATGATACATCAGATGCAGTATATGACAGGATGATCTTTGTCCCGATGGATACTGTGATTGTAGCATCAGCAGAAAATCAAAAATTAAAAGATGAGCTTGAGGCGGAGCTACCTGCGATCTTGAATAAGATGGTAGACAGACTTGCAGACATAAGAAAACGTGGACAATATCAGATTCCAACGTGTCTGATTTCTAAGCAGGAAGAAATAAAGCTAGAGCAAGACCCACTTCGTGGCTTTCTTGATGAAGCAATAGCATCAACTAATAATTTATGTGCCATCAAAAATGGAGACATCGTGTCTGCATATCGTGGTTATCTATTAAAACAATTCGGAAGTGATCAGGCTAAGAACTCAAAAGTCTCAGCAGTCTGGTTGTCTAGAAGAATATCCGAGGCTTTTCCAAACTCAACTGTGGGCAGAGTTGATCAGGGAACGGTGAGAGCCAGATTTGGTTTACATTTTTCAGACAAAGGAAAAGCATGGTTGTCTGCGGGATGGGGTCTGGAGGATTCATTTTACAAACCAGATCAAAAGAAACTTAAAGAAGCTAATATAAATACAGGAGTTAAGTAGATGCCCCGCCCTAATACGATTGGAGAACCGACAGTAATTTACAATGCATTATTAAAGAGAACTCAGTTAGAAAAATTACAATACATTGCCCATCAAGAACGTAAGGATGGTAAAACTCACATCTCAGCCGCAAGTATTATAAGAGATGCTATAGACAAGTGGTTGACAGACAATGTCTGATCCACAGTATTTAATAGCTGACGGGTTTGATGAGGCAATCATTGGCATCGGGTCTCGTATCAACATGGAAGACATTGTCTGTTACGACTATGATAAATGTGTAGATATATTAGTTAGAGATCAGCACATGGAATATGAAGAAGCTATCGAATGGATGGAATACAATGTTTGTGGTGCATGGATGGGGGATAAGACCCCAATCTTTGTGAGGTGCGATCCCACATTAGATGGTGTTATCAAACAAAAAGATTGCAAAGCCTAATCTTTTTTAAAAGGCTCTACTACTTTTGGTGCATCTTCCATACATATACAAGGTTCGGGTTTCCATAACTCGCCTTTGAACACAAAGCCAAGACCATCACAGGTCTCACATTGTATGTCAGTAAACGTAGGATATTCTGCTTGTGGTTTTTCCATAAAAAAACTCCCTATATTTTCAATCTGTCAAGATTAATTATATAAGGAGCGACATGGAATACTATAGTGTTTAATTCCTTATAGATCGGTCGAGTAGGTGTCCGACTTTGTGGTATCAATTCGCATTAAATCTTCAAAAGTTTTAAGGGCAAGAAAAGCCTTGCCAATTGTATTCTTAGTTAATTTTCTTCTCCAAAGTATGTAATCATAGACCTTGTCAACAAGTATAGGCGATGCCAAACAAAATAGCTGACCATTAGATTTGATAGTCTGTACCCAACCCGCATCCTCACATTCTTTTATCATGGTACTTATTGTCTTTCGATCAGCTACCATTTCATCTACGAGGGTCGTTATATTATAAGGCTTATTAACGAGGTACCCATAGACCATCCATCTTGCAAAGGCATTCCGTAATGGTGTTGAATTGAAGTATCTTTGCACCTNATTATCCATACGTTNTTGTCTAGCCTTATGCATCCTCATTTCTGTGGTCAAGGTTGCTAGAGTGTATTCTCTTTGTAAATGGTCAGAGATTTCATATACACTGTTCTCTTTTTTTACTTCTTTAAAACAATAATCTTCAGTCTCTTTTTGCTTTAAAGATTTAATTATAGTTTTTAATTCATGAACGTTATATAAACCGTCTTGGTTAGGTACTAGATTATTTGTCTCATCCCTTTTGTAATGTAATTTTAAGTCATTCATATATCTCTTCCTTTAATTTAAGTCTGTCAGTTGATCCACATTATAATCTCCCCTTTATAAAATGTCCATAGAAAAAGAGTATCAATTTAATATTAAGTATCAAGATAATTAATTTTAATTATCAAAGTTTTTAATGACAGTAAAAAATTTTTACCTGTTTTACTGTCATTAATTTTGGTTTTACTGTCAGTAAATCAGACTTTGGGTGGTCTTTGGTTGAGGTTTTGCACTTGGAATACTAGATTAATGACAGTAAACGGGTTTTTACTGTCATTAAAAAGTTTTACTGTCAGTAAAAGCGGGAAAATAAGTGTTTGTTTTTACGGGATAATTAGAGTTTTACTGACAGTATGACAGTAAAGTACAGTAAATCTTCTATTAAGTAGTAATATATAATAATAATAATAGGTATATGTTTACGGTTTTACTGTACTTTACTGTCATTACTGTCATGGATTACAAAGTCTGACATGTCTGCAATGTAAAAAGTTTTATGTTTTGGTGTCCAAGTTCCTGTTTCGTATGGACTAGTAGTACCGATACCTACATTACCAGAACTATCTAAACGTATGGGTTCTGTTCCAGTATTTTTTTTAGCTGGTGAAGGGTTGTCGGATTATTGTGGTAGACACAGACACAAGAACAGACTATGTTGGTGTCTACAGTATTAACAAGAGAATTATTACGCTGGTTCGCTGCGGAATAAAAAACACTTGGAATTGTAGATATAAATGGGGACATTAGTTGGTGTAGATATTGGAACCCTTTGCGGGGTTGCTTGGAAAAAAGATTCTGTCATCAGACATGTACAATTTGACACATCTAAAGCTAGGATCAGCGGGGGCGGGATGAGACCTCTGATGTTGAGGCGACATTTATTAGAACTATTTAATGAGATTGAACCCATTGAAGAGTTAGCTTTTGAATTAGTACAGAGACATAGCGGTACTTATGCGGGTCAGATTTATGGAGAACTTCGAGGTGTCTTGATGTCTGTCTGTGAAGAGTTGTCTGTCCCATACAGGTCTGTAGGTGTTACTACAATTAAAAAACATATGACGGGAAGCGGAATTGCTTCAAAAGATATAGTCAGACAGGCAGTTGTTGAGATGTATCCCGACCTTGATCCTCAGACAGAAGACGAGGCTGATGCTATTAGTATATTGCAATGTGTTATTGATGGGGTATTTTAATGGGGAAAGTTATTCGACCTAATTTTTCTAGACAAAAGAAATATCATCTTGCCTGTAATGAATGCAACTCTATTAATTGGACTATTCAATTAGACCCCGAAATAGGACAAGCCATTCTCGAAAAGTCTCCAAATCATGATGAGTTGGATTTTGAATGTGTTGCGATCGAATGTTTGGAATGTGGGTATAGTATTGAAATGAGGGGAAAACCTAGTAATTAACAGGTCTAATCATACAGGGAGATATATTTAACCCCCCTGTATGGCTCTTAAAAAGGCTTGTTTTTTCAGCAAGTCTCTATTTGTTCGATGTTATCGTCATAAACCTTTTCTAGATGCTCACAAACATCTTTCCAAGTTTTCTGTTTTTCGTGGTCTCTTTCTGCCCAAACACCATCTAGATTTTCATTGTCACATGCGAGAATAAAATTACTATCCTCTTCTAGAGTGCCATAACACAAAGTTGTACCACCATTTTTTCTATTATAAATATAGTCTTCTTTTGTAGTCACTTTTTCAGTCTCCCAATATTGTTCAATGTCTCCATCAGACTTGATGTCTCTTGGACATTTGAACTCTTGATATAAAAGACGAGCATCTTTATGAATGCCCCTCTCTTTAATGAATTGCTGATGGGTATTTAACTCTCCGTCTTCAGCAATACATTCGGGCGAAAGAGCAATAGCTATTTCTTTCCATTGCTCCCTTGCTCTTTCTTTAGTAGTTGGATAAGAACCATTTAAATAGTTCCATCGTGGGTCTTGTTCTTCTCCATTGAAATTTATAAAAACTTTACTCATTTTCATTCTCCCTTTAGTTTTGGAACTACAAAACCAACAACATGAATTTCATCATCCCCATCATCATCAGTACTATCTTGATTATAATTTACGGGACAATCTTTTAACCAATCTTGATATTGTTTATGTTTATTAGGAACTTCTTTAACTTCCACAGTCTCCATGATCTCTTCATCGTTATCGCCATATGTAGGATCATCTTCACATGTTACAAAATCAAAATAGTTTTCTTCAGCTTGTTCTTGATTGTCTGCTTTGACCCAATAATGTGTGTAAGTTGTAGAAGTACACGTTACTTTAAATATTTTACTCACTTTCATTCTCCCTTGTTCTTAAATAGTAGGTTTGATTTTCTTTCTCATCGCCCACATAAACTTCTTCAAAATTTAAAGACAGTCCAAATTTGTAGCCACGATTGTAATATGCAGATGAGTTTTTCTTAACATCCACCATCATTTTTAGAGCATCTTTTACACCATCCTCGAACATAGTCAGATATGTCTGACGTTTCTTTTCTAAAATTTTATCCATCTTCATTCTCCTCTTCACATTCACAATCGATTTCGTGTACATCACATTTTGGACATATGTCTGATGCCTTATAAAAAATTACAATATGATCTATCTCTTTTCCTTTTGGTATATCGCCTTTTCTTTCAGCAATAATATTCTCAAGGTCTTGAGTGTCTGCATATCCCCAATTGGTATGACCTAAGTTTTCTTCACATGCCTCGTCTATGGCATCACTTTGAAATCTACTCATCAGCTTTCTCCTTATGGTTATCGTCATTGCTTAAACAATCCTCACAAATACATCCCCAATCTTTTAAAAGTTGTGGGAAGTTTTTTAATAAATTTGTTAAGCCTAAGTCTTCTATTTCTTCTTCGCTCATCCATTCATATCCACCAAACACTTCAGTATGATCGAATGTATTTTTACATACCTCACAGGGTATTTTTACGTCTTCATCAACCATCAGCTTTCTCCCAAGTAATAAATTATTCCAAATTTATGTAAGGTCTTTAACTCTTCACGGGTTATGTCCCATACACCCTTTACCCGAACAATTTTTTCATCATCATACCAATAACCATCATTGCCCTCGGCATCTTCCTCGGTAAAACCTTGGTCATAGTATTCTGATAATATTGTTAGGTCGGAAAGTTTGTCGTTACGAAAATCCTTTGCGGTAAAGTTTTCATAATAACCATAACTTTCATATTCATTCTCGCCACTACGAGTTGTTACACAAAATAGTATCATTAGCTTTTTCCTTTATGTTTGTTGATGACTATAAATCTTTTGTTATATATTTTATTTGACCTACTGATACTTTGTACCGACTAGCTAAAACGATTGGTGTTAGGTTTTTCACACGTTTCGCAGTTATATTACCGTAGGTACGTTCGTACTCTATTCGCTTGTTATCTTCTTCAATAGCCTCACGAATTTCATCTACTTGATTATGTGATAGTTTTAACACTATTTTTTCCTTTCACTTGTTGGATATCCATGTTGTTCCACATGGATCGATTGATTTTAAATTTGATGTTATGAATTGGAATACAAACTCGTACCCACTTATGCCCTACTACTGCGAAAGCATATCTTAAACCACAGACAGGCAATCGCATTTCATTAAAGTAAACTTTAAATAGTTTAGCAGTAGACCAAGACTTTTCTTTAGGCTTGTGCTTGTACATAGTCTGCCCCCTTATTATTTCCCTGGAAGTAACCAAGGGGCATGACATCATTCTCTAGAGTAATGAACAGGTCTTGCTGATCATAAAATCTAAACTTAGTCCAATAGACACGAGCCTTAATATTTGATTGTTCTTTACATATATGAACATCAAAAAACTTTCCATCATACTCAAAGAACTCACAAGTATCTTGAAAGTTTTCATCTTTATCTATGATGTCTTGAACAAATGTTTTGATCATAGTTCTAAATTGTGGAGTGGAATTGTAATACATTTCCATTTTAAGATTAGCCATTAATCATTCCCCTTTCTTAAAGAGAAATGAGTAATAGGATTATCATCTGTACCAACTACACAATCATCACACTCCATGACCTCTTCTTCTATCTGCTCCCACTTTTCCGCAGTCTGTTCTTCATGAAGAGATAGCTTGTCATTATTTAGATCACGTTCATATTTGTTCTTTATGGTTGTGTGTTTCTTACATAGTAATCCCCAATGTAAAGGATCAGTTAGTTCATCAAAATTAATTTGAATTTTGGTTTTGTGATGTTTAAGAAGTCTATTGATTTGCTTAACAGTTTCTTCAAGCACCCAATCAGCGGAAGTCTTGTAGTCAAATGCTAACCAAAAATCTTCTTTAGGTTTAATAGCTTTTGCCATTGTGTTTCTCCATAGTCTGTCAACTAATAAACCGAGGGACTGCCTCGTCAGTACATCCTAATCACAGGATGCAGACACCCAAGTAAACTTGGATGTTTCAACATTTACGATTTATTATTTTTCTCAAGATGGTGAACGATAAATTCAACACGTTCATAGGCAGACATGTGGGTTTCTACACCATCCACATATGTGTCTGCCTTGTCTGTATTATTATCTAGCTGATGCTTGAGGTCATAAGCAATTTGAAGAACCTCATCCATTAGATTTATTCCAATCATCAATATATTCTTTATTGCTTTTGAAAGGTTCAGCTAATTTTTGAAACATCTTCTGATCAAACCCTTTGAGGGTAAATGATCCTTTACCACCTTTGATCTGATACAACCCTAGATTAATTGGTTTGTTATCTAATTGATAACTCAACCCTCCTGTTTCATTTATGTATGTAGACTTATGAGCATAAAGTAAGTTCACACGAGTTGGTCTTTTTGCAATACGAGAAATACATTTTTGTAAATCTACATCTCTTGACCATTGCCCAAGAGTTTCAAGTTCTAGGGCAAGGAAAGACATATCATTTTCTAATAAATGTTCAGCCATTATTTATTTTCCCATTCTTCTATTTGATTGAGTAAACCCTCGGCACATTCATTTCTGCCAAGAAATATTTCGGGTTGATCACAAATGTCTTCAGCATTTTTACCATTTGAAATTTCTGCTTGAAGTTCTGTGTAAGAATTAACCTCAGATATCAACCAATTTTGTATCTTAACAATTAGGGCATCTTTCTTACCCATTGCAGACATGAGATTTTCTCTCTCTGTCTCAAGTTCTTTTATTCTATCCATAAATTTTCTCCCTGTTCTCTGCCTGTGCAGATAAGTTTAAGATAATAATATTTTTATTTGTTTTAGGATCATGCTCATAAGTAAGAGCAATAATATCTCCCGCCTTAGACTTTTGCTTGATGGATTGGATACTAAATCTTTTATCCCCTCTAGCCTTAGTCTTATAAAAGTTAACCTTGGTTGGAGTATCAACTCCATTAAACCTAAAGACTGCTGACAAAGTCTGCTTATCTCCATTTGTCATAGCCTTAAAGTCAACACCATATAAAGATGCGAACCTTTCAAATACACCCGCATCAATATTATTTTTATNCCACATGGTANNAGTTAGTTTTAAATGTGGAAATTGTGGATCAAGAGACTGAACCACATTGGTTTCTATTTTTGAATAGTTTGAATTATTCATTGTCTTTCCTTTCATAAAGTAAATATGATTTTAAGTTTTGTAGAATTGTTTCGATCGCAGATAGACTGCGAACACTTGGAATTCTAGACGGCAAATCCTCATCTAAACTAACAGGTGTACCTGTCGATATAGATAAGGCTCTGATCCTCATTGAGACTTTTAATCTAAGATAATCTGAAATACCTTTCGGAATATTTGTTCTACTGTTTAACCAATTTCTAACAACTTGGTCATTAACTTTGAACAACCCACAAAGTTCTTTGGTAGACATATCCAAGGCTAACAGACAGACACGCAATTGATCAGACGTGATCGTTGTCTGTGTCTGTCTAATATCCTCGATTGGAAATGCTTTTGTATTACCTGCGTGGGTAGATTTTTTAGAAAATCTTTTTCTTAAAAGTTCATCGGGAACAGATGGAATTTTATTTTCTGTTTCCATTACTCCACCTTTTAAATGAGTACTCACTTTCAATTACGATGATAGGCACAAAGATGCCAACCAATATAAAAATGGATGAGATTGCCCACATGATCCAATCAGTAGGCTGAGATAAAGCAATATTTGTCTCAACCAGATCCAGAATTGCAAATCCAAAAAAGAAATAGATCACAGACATAAAGATTAAAAACTTTTTTATCTTAGACATTTATACCTCCCATATTAAATTGAGTTGAAAGGTTATCTAAGTTTTGGCTTATAATAGTTTTAGCATCAGCAAACTTATTAGTTACTTCTTGCCCTAACTTTTCTGTTGCAATCCATGTAGGAATTTCAAAGCAGATATCATCTCTACCTTTAAGATTGTAGGCTCTTTTATTATGGATTTGAGACTTAGCTATCCATATATCAATTTCATTAGCAAATTTTAGAAAGATAGCTTTTTCACTTTCTTTTAAAAACTTTCCATAAATTAAAATTGTAGAGCCTGTATTGTTAAGAAGATTATTTGTATCCAATAGATTTATTTCTCTATTAGCTAATGATCTTAAATTTTTAAGATTTTTCTTTTCAATCCAAAGTGGTTTAAGATTTTCAAATAACCAATTTCCATCATCTTCTTGATGCATATGATAACATTTAACAACATCATCTTGATATGCAGTTTTACCTCTCCAAACTCCAAAGACGAGACCTTGTCTTTTTATTCTTTGCAGTCTGTTAGTAGTGACCTCACATAAATTAAGGTACACATTTTTATGCTGATCTTCATTACTCATGAAAGACCTCCTTTAGTTTGATTGTGTTTTAGTCTGTCAACTAAGTGATATTAATTAGCTACCACGACATATAAAAATATGTTTCGACCATGCTAAAGGTCTTATCAAGTGGCTTACAGGGGCAATCCTAAGACTGCCCCCTAAGTATTTATTTTAGAATTTTGTTAAGTTCTTTAAGACCATTAGTGATCATGGCTTTAGCTGAACTTTCAACAATGTAGTGATCAAAGCATCCATCAAAAGATTTGATGAAAACATCTTCCGCTTTTTTCCATCTTGGATCGACATCACTATAAAGTTTTAAATGTGTTAAGACCATGCCAATGACCTCAATTCCCCATTTAGAAACAATCTCTCTTGCTTGTCTGCATTTCTCTACAGAATTAGGAGTTCCATCAGTCACTATGATCATAACCTTTCGATCTTCTGATCTCTTAGCTAACCTTAGACCCTCACTCATCATGGCATCATGGGTGGGAGTACCACCGTCAGACTTACCATATTGATAGGATACAAAGTGTTTAGATTTCATCCAATGTTGATCATGATCTTTTAGGATGTAATAATCTTTATCATAATTACTTTTACCTGTGGCACAAAGTTTAGATGTATAACAAAATTCTGCACTTGGAAAACAACCAACAGAATATTTAACTTGAACTTTATGCAAGGCATTACCTAGAACTAAAGCTAAGTTAATACTCTCTTGAGCATTATTGATTAGATGTCTACCAATTCTGCGAGGTTTCATAGACGATGATGTATCAATCAATAAAGACACCGCAGTTTTAGTTCCCGATTGTTTCCAAGGCTGATGAAATATATTAGGTGTATTAGTGCATAACTTACCTAATTTTCTAGCATCAAGTTTGCCCCTGTCTCTATTTCTTTTAGAGCCATAACGATCGGGATTTTTTAGAATTCTAGCCAAAGTTTGAGAACAGTCAGAAACATTCAATTTGGATACAATGTTACTAACTCTCTTAGCTTTAGTTTGAACCTTTTGATCTAGGTCTTCATCAGAACTATCAACCATTTGCTCAGTCTCATAGCTTTTAGCCTTTAGATTTTTATAATCATAATCAATTTTTTTATTAGGATCATTATCAACATCATCCCTTAAAAAATCTTCTTTATTCTTAAATTCTTGATTACTCAAATCTATAGACATAGAACTTTCTGCATCATCTGATCCCTGTCTATCCATATCAACAGTATTTTGAGATGGTTTAGAATTTTCAGAACTATCAGCATCATCAGAATTTTCAGAACTATCAGCATCATCAGACTTATCATCTGAATTGTCTGAACTGTCAGCATCATCAGACTTATCATCTGAATTGTCTGAACTGTCTGAATTATCTGAACTGTCTGAATTGTCTGAACTGTCTGAATTGTCAGCATCATCAGATTGATCATCAGATTGATCATTAGATTGTTGGGCAACACCTTTTCCATTTTGTGGTTGTTGCTGATTAGAATATTGATCCATCAACTCAATACATAAGTTTAAAACATCTCTAGTATCGTTACAGGCTTTTAACTTGATTAAAGCCTGTTCAAGATCATTTCTAAGTTTACCGCTAGATATTAGCAAATCTTCCGCAGACCCTATTGACGGCACATTATATCCGCACCAATCAATATAAGCCAAGGTGTTTAAGGAAAATAAAAATTGATTTGGATTACTTGGATCAAAACCATTTTTTACACTTTCATCAACTGCCCATGATGTTAATTTTTCAAGGACATTTCTTGCCCCCTCAAAATGACATTTGGACAATAGTTCTTTTTCCTGTCTAGGGTCTTCCAAAGCATTAAGCATCTTCGTAATACCTGTATGACCTTTATACTCCATAGAAATAGCATCATCCCAAACACCTTTGTCAGTACAAATGTTATGACCTATTTCATGTAATGCAAATCCTGTGTAGACCTCAGTCATGTAGTTTGTAATTTTTGCATTAGCTTTTATAGGTGGAAAGTTTATTTCAGATTTTAATTCGTTATCCTCTGTGTATTTCCACCATGTGGATGCGGTATAACCCTCCCAATTTATTTTTAAAGATTTTACTTTTAGATTAGGAATATATCTCAAAGCTGAATGTGTATTACGTTCAACTGCTGATACTAATTCCTGTGCAATAATATTATGCATATACATGCTCCTTTTTAGTTTTGTGTTGTATGGTCTCAGTCTGTCAATTTGATAAGCTACCATGACATAAAAAAATATGTTTCGATCTTGCTAAAGGATCATCGTCAGATGGAAGGAATTGCCCCAATAAAAAAAATATTGGAGCAATTTTGAAAATTAATAGGGCATCTCATCGTCTGCATCCTTGTCATTGTCTGCATCAACATCTTGAGATTGATTATTCTCATCTACAGGTATGTCTTCAGTAGGTAATTCTCCATCAACTACCAAAATTTTCATAATTTTGGGATCAATGTGAGTATTAAATAATTGAGATAAATACTCCCTGTCTGCGGGATCAAGAGAATTACCCATACAAGCCATTAGAGAAATTTTAGGATCAATTCCATCAACCAATCTGTTAATCCATGAAACCGTATTTCTAAAACTTGGGGCAAGTGTTGGGGCATCTCCTCGATCGTTGGCATCCCTACAAAGGTTAACGAACTCTACAATTTTATCGCAAAGTCTTGATCCTGTACCTGTCTTATTCTGAAGAATTTTACTTTCGACAGATGGTTTAGGATAAGAGACCTCAAGAGTTACTGCAAATCGATTAAGTAAAGAACTATCCATTTGTTTAGCACCCGCAAATTGACCTGTAAGATCGCCCTGTCCATTAGTATTATCACAGGCTACAATTACAACTCCCTCCGCAAAAGGTATTCTTTTGCCTGTCTCAGGGATTGTATATTCTCGATCTTGCAGACAACCATTTAATGCAGACAAAATGTCTGCTCTAATTCTAGTGATCTCATCAATCAATAAAACCGTATAAGGTTGCTGAACTGCTTTTAGCAAAAGTCCATCTTGCCAATATGTTGACCCATTCTTAGCACCAAAACTGCCAAAAAACTGATCTACAGTCAGATCATCATTTCCTGTAATAGCTATGAACTGTCTTCCTGTCTTAGCTGAAAACCACCTCGGTAGTGATGTTTTTCCTGTTCCCGCCTTTCCATAAAGAAAAATATTTTCGGGAGTTCTGTCATTCTTAGGACAGGCACAAGATAAAAACATTTCTAAAACATCTTTTTGAGGTGTGTAATTTTCATCAATTACAGGAGACCTTGGATCATTGTAGATATCAAAACTTTTATCTGCGAATGATCTAAAACCAAAAAGTTTAGAACCTGTCTCAGACCTAACCTTATTGATTGGAACAATGTCTGTTTGTGGAAAGTCTGTGTCTGCAACTGATCCATCAGATACTTTGACAATCTTTTCAGTTATTGGAGGGTTATTTTTGAAAACTAAAAGATCATTAATTTCATTTCTCAAATCCATCAAAGGCATACCCATGATATTATTTAACTGTTTGTCTACATCTGAAACATTCAGATCAGCCTGTCCAATTGGATCAGCTACGACCTTGGGCGGTGTTGCTTTTCTTATCTGCGGTGCAGTATTTGAAACAACTGTTCCAATATTATCAAGATTAATTCCAAGGTCTTTAGCTAATTGTATCCATTCAGCCTTGGTCAAATTGTGAACACCTTTTGACGGCTTTAAGTGTGGTTGTCTGATTAATTCAGACCTAATCTCGCTAAGGACTTGTTGCCTTTGCTCATTTGTAAATTTAAGCATTTACTTACTCCATGTCTGTCAGTTACTGATTTCATACTTTCGTAATCATCAGATCGAATAACACATTCGATTATCAGTATAATTTTTTACAGGGCAATAAAAAACTGCCCTGTAATTAATTTGTTTGGAGTGATTAAAAACATTCCTAGACCTTGAGAGTGGATCGTGTGTTGCACCAAATCAGTCTAGGCTTTTCAATCTAAGTGGTTAGCTATTTACCCATGCTAATAGTCAGAATTTTTGGATCGTACGTAAACCTAAATTGGCGGTTATCAAAGCAGTTACCTCATTCTGCGGGGCGGGTGGTCAGTCCTTAAAAACCTTAATTTCTCCTCTGTCTGTCAATCACTCGTAGAGTGTTATCGAAAAATCGTATTCTGTCAAGAGAATATAATGAAGAATTGTGCAATTAATTAACTTTATAATCTAAATCTGCACAAATCATCATTATAGACCTAATGTTATAGCCAAAGTCTGAGCATTAAAAAAATTTCAGGCTGAGTTCAGGAAAAATGCAAAAAAATTAAAAAATGTCAGACATTCAGACATTCAGACACAGTCAGACATAAAAAATGACACAAATCTTGACACAACTAATATTTAATCCCCTGTAACTGTTGCTGACTATGGGATACCGCCCACCACTTACAGGACTGTTAGACCTATTTGCCACTATTCCCGCCAATGTTTACAAATAAAAAAATTGACACCCTACCCTATAGAAAAAGCGACCCCCGATTTGGTTCCATAAAAAATGCGTGTGCGGGGGGAACCTACTGCCTTAGTTTTTGAGTATTAACTTTACAAATTTTTTATTTTTTTTTATTATATTATAAAATTGATAGGTGTCTGGAGTGTCTAGCATTGGCAAGAAGAATAAGTAAGGTTCCCAAAAGACTGCAAAATGCGGTTGAACTGGAACAACAACTAGCAAAAGTAGAACAAGAAGACATGTTGCTGCAACATCCCTCTTTCTTAGGTAACCAAAGACAGTTTATTGACCGTATATATCAGTATTTACCTGATATGGCAGATAAATTAGTGTCTTATATGACCGCAAAACCAGAGCGAGTTTATGGAAANAACGGTACTGTACAATTAATGGTACCAGAAGAACGTGCTTTGACCGATGGTCAGCTTCAATTATTTAAAATGGTTNTACAAAAGGGTCTACCTAATCAAGCTCCCATAAGTATCCAAGGTAAACAGAACCCTATGGACTCAGGTAAGGTGAATATNACTATNAATCAGACAGGACCAAGCGTTGATTTTGATACTTTATCCGCNCCTATTGATGGAGTTGTTCAAGGAAGAGCCGAAAAAGTAAATACCTTATCATTTAAGAGACCATCAAAAGATGACTGACGTAACATTTGAAGCACATCACGCTCAACAGCTAGTGTTAGAAGATCCGCATAGGTTTATTACTTTAGTTTGTGGTAGAAGATGGGGCAAAGATCACATGGCTGCGATTAAAATTTTATCTCATAGCTTAACTCATAAGAGTCCCAGAGGTAAAAAACTATATGCATGGCTGAATCCCGTTTATAATCCTCAAGGAAAAGAAAGTTTTAGAGTTTTTAGAGCTTTTGCTGAGAGTGGTGGCTTGGTTGAAAAGTGTATTGAGACACCTCCAATGGAAGTAAGGCTAATTAATGGTGATAGAATTACTTTTTTCTCCGCTGATCAACCAGATAACCTTCGTGGAGGTCAGTATGATGGTGTTATTTTAAATGAAGCAGGGTTTATTTCTGATCTAGATGAACTTTGGGCAGGTCCAATTGCTGCTATGTTATTAGATAGAACTGGTTGGGCATGGATAATGGGCACACCTAAAGGTAAAAATGCCTTTCATAAATTTTATTTAAGGGGATTAGATAAAGAATTAGAGAATGGCAAACCTAATCAATGGAAGACATTTAGATTTCCTACCAAAACTAATCCTTTTATTAGTGATGAAGAGTTAGATAGATTAAGAGATGAGTTGCCTTCTGATATGTACAAACAAGAATTCATGGCAGAGTTTATGGATTCTGGAGGTGCTGTATTCCGTGGGTTAGATCAGATGATGGAACGAAGTGCCAATACATCGTTAGTACCTCAAGCAGATGGATGCCGTGTTGGAGTTGATTTAGCTAAACATACAGACTTTACCTGCTTAGTTGCACTAGATTCTAATTCAAATGTGATTGGCTTTGATAGATTTAATCAATTAGATTGGTCTATCATTAGTCAAAGAATAGAATACTTTTGTTCCCGCTTTCGGGGAAAAGTTATTATGGATGCTACGGGAGTTGGTGATCCTATCTTTGAAAATTTATCCCGTAAAGGTTTAGCTATAGAACCAATCAAGTTTACTAATGAGAAGAAAGCACAGATGGTGCAGAATTTAATGCTCCTTATTGAAGAAGGTGTTTTAAAGATACCTCAACCAGGAACAATAGCTGATCCAAGTCATGACACCACACACTTGTGGAGAGAATTAGAAGCATATTCCTATAATATCACTGCTACAGGAAGAATACGGTATGAAGCTCCAAGAGGATTTCATGATGACTGTGTTACTGCATTGTTTCTTGCAGCTTCATCTATGCCCCTGATGATGAACGCTACAATGAGTAATATTGACTTAGATAATGTCAGAGGAGTAGGAGAATTAGAAAACTCTTACTAGCTTTTTATTAGAATATAGTGTAGATTTATGTCTATGTCTTGGGGTATAGTGATGGAATGGGTAACAATTATGACACCTAAACAAATTAATATTAAAAAAGCTAAGAGACCACGAGTTAAAACTAATGGGCAAAAGAAAACTGGCATACAGATATTAGAAAAAAGTGATGCCATACATTTCGCACCCCGTAGAAAGAAAACATAAGGATTAACATGGCAGATAAAAGAGGCGATCAATCAGGTTTAGATTCCATAGTCTTCAACACAGACACAATATCTGACAATGCTGCGGGGGAAAGAATGAAAGAAGTTGTAGACCCTGATCAGATGGGTCCACAAGTTAACCCTATGGAGGCTATCAAAAATGCTAGAGATGACGTTAAGAGAGATATTATTAATGATGCTCAAGTGGTTCAAGAATATAGCAGATTATCTGATGCAGATGACCCAGAAGATGATAAACCTAATATGGGATCAGTTAGAGATCGTATGGAAATTGTTCGTGCAGAAGTGCAGACTGGGTTGGATCAAGTTGCTCGTGCATTGGACAACTCTGAAAACGCTGCTCAAAATTTGGATCAAGAAACTGAGAAAAAATTAGTAGACTTTCTACATTCACACTTTGATTTAAGTTATGACCGTATATCAAAGAGATATGATTATTGGTCTGATGCCGAGGTTACCCATGATATATATGTTCCAAGTAGAGTTGTAGATGATGTTAGATCTGCTCGAACTGCTTCCGCAGGTAGTAATACTAGTACTAACTCTCGTAACTCTAAAAAATATAGATTAATAGATCAGATTAAAACACCTTATAGTCGTTCTATATCTGATACTATTTGTACTTATAACTTAGCAATATTTGGTGGTGCACCCCCTTTCAGAATTGAAAGGACTAACATGGACTCTGATAGAAGAGCCGCTAAACTTTTAGAAAGAAGACTACATCACAATATGAGAAAGGTTGGATACGAGCAAAGATTGTATCAACTCTTTTTAGATAATAACAGATATGGTATGGCACCTATAGCTAACTTCTATGGTAAAGATGGTAACAGTCCTGTTAACATAGATCCGTGGGCATATTTCCCAGATCCAAGAGTTACTTCTCAAAATAGACACGAGGCAGACTTTGTAGGTTATCGAACTTGGGCAAGTTTAACAGCTTTATATAGACGTGGGCATTATCAGAACTTAGATAGATTAGAGAAAAAAAGACCTCATGTTTCTTGGAACGCCAATCAATTTTTGAAAGACACTATTCGTGATCAGAGCGTAGACCAGACTCTCACAGGGAGTTATAGTAGTGACTATAAAAATCATTTCGGTCTCGGTTATGCTCATGTACTCAATACACTTTATGTTTTTATGGATCCAAATCGTTTGGGCATAGCCGCACCATTTGGTTTATATCGTATTGTGGTAGCAGATGAAAGTGTCGTTATACAGTTTGATCCTTCACCATATCCGCATCAAGATATTCCTCTTATCCACGGAGAGGGTCAGTATGATGCACATAAAACTTTTTCATCTTCACTCTATGACTTAATGATGCCACTTCAAAGGTACCAAGATTGGTTACTTCGTACTAGGGTAGAAAACGTGCAGAGCATTGTACAAAATAGATTAGTTGTAGATCCGAACAGAGTTAACATTAGAGATATATTAGATCCAAATGCAGCTAGACTTATTAGAACTCTTCCAGGTGCTAATCCATCTGATGCCATTCTTCCCTTAACAGTTCCAGATGCTACTAGAAATTACTTTAGTGATCTCGATACTACAGGACAATTAATGCAAAGACTTGCAGCAGCTAGTGATACTGCTCAAGGAATACAATCTGAGACACAAAGAACAGCTACAGAGATAGCTAGACTTACATCATTGGGTCAACAGAGATTGGGAACACAAGCTAGATTACTTTCATCTACTACCATACGACCTCTCGTTAGACAGATGATAGCCAACTTACAATTCTTTGAGGTAGATGGCGGTATGGTCAGTTTATCCGAAGAAGTTTCAGCAGAGAATCCTAATGGGGATGTCAGATACAATAGATCCGAAATCATGGGTGATTTTGATTACGTTGTAGTTGATGGCACACTACCCACCTCGCCTCAAGAAAACTCCGAGAATATAACTAAAGCTATAAGAACTTTAGCTGAAACAGGTCTTGGTCAGACTTGGGATATGGATAAATTCGTAGAAAGATTAATTGAAAGTTTTGGTTTTGAGGATGTAGAAAATTGGAAGAAAAGTCCGAGCGAGGTTGTTCCTGATGAACAAATTCAACAAGAGTTACAGGCAGGAAACATCTTGCCTATGTCACAAGCGGCACAGGAAGTTGGAGGATCCCCTCAAATGGGTCCAGAACAAATGGCGGCAATGGCGGGTCAAATCCCCTCCCAATGATTTAGATGAAGTACATAAAGTATTTAAAATAGATTGAGGAACTATGGCTAAAAAACTGAAGAGTACCGAACTATCTAATGGTCTAGATAAACTCAAAGATAATTATTTTTGGCAAATATACCAAGAAAGAATTCTGACAGAATTTAATAGGGTGGAAACCGCATTGATAAGTAATGCAACTGCTGATGCAGATCATTTACGAGTTTGTGCGGCTTTAATGTCGGCATTCCGCACTGTGCTTGATTTACCTACTAAGATGGTAGGAGATGCTCAAGCGGAAGAGGAACTAGAAAGGCTCAATAAAGATGGCGATTAACCCAAGTGAAGCAGACGTAACTGCTATGAGAAACCCAGGATCTGGGGCAATTACAGATCCAAATCAAGCAGTAAATCCACCTGCAAATGCACCTACCCCACAGACAGATGCAGAAGCTAACCCTGATAAAACAGGTTTTGATGCAGCATCAAGATTAAAATCTAACGACAGAATGCCTGTTGATTTTGATTTTGAAGTTACTAATGATCCTGATCCTAGAGGTGATGCAGAAGTAGGTGATGCTAACGCTCAAGATATTCCAACTGCCGAGGCAGATGCTATATCAAGAATGATTAAGATTAAATATCGTGGTGAAGAAGAAGAGATACCAGAAGATAAAGCGGTCACTATGCTCCAACAATTTAAGTCTGTTGAGAGTAAATATGGTCCACTTATGGAACTCTCAAGAAGAATAAGTGAGCAAACAGGTGTTACAGACCCTAATCAATTAGCTAATATGCTGGGTACAAGTATGCTTAATGCCATGAATAAAGAGAACGCAGAAGCAAATCCAACAGGTAATCCCGTTGAGACACCTGCTGAATTGACTAATGATCCTAGAGTTCTTGCTAAGAATGTAATGTCTGATGAGAATGCAGTTAAAATGGCTAAAAATTTCTTTGAGGAAAACGGATTACAACCTACAGATGATGCATTTATGGCTATGCAAAATATGTTTAAGTATTCTAAAGCTGTAGAGGAAGCCGCAACTATACTTCCTACACTTATGGAAGATGTAAACAATTTTAAAGAAGCTCAAAAAATGAATGCCACTAGAGCAAATCAGACACTTGTTGATTCCCAAGCAGCAGCAACTGCTAAAGAATTAGGAATCGATACCGAAGCGGATTTCAATGATTTTATCTCTTGGGTAGAGATGCAAGATTCTACTTTTGGAAATTACAAACAGGCTATTGGTAACAATCCTGCTGCAATGGATAAAGCAATTAGAGATTATCATGCGATTACTACTGGCAATAAGAGTGTTGCTGAACAAACTGCTATGAAAATGAATGTTGAAAAGAATATATCCCGTGCAGGTGGTGAAACTGTAGCTTCAAGAGGCTCGGATGTACCTACTGGCAAAGGTCCCCAACAGGATTTTAGTACACAAATGTTAGATTTATTATAAAAAAGTTAATCAGACATAGACAATAGTGTTGATTTATGTCTGTGTCTGATGTATTTTAAAGATGTCTAATTATGAATGCCTACCAGATGGCTGTATTTAAACTCAAGACCAATAGGGAAACTAGGTTTATTTACGATTAACCAAAGGAGCAGTCGAACAGACGAACTTAATTTAACTCTAACCTAATGAGGTACTTAATATGACTACTCTTGGTATGAGGGGAACAGGCTCTTTTGCAGCCGATCACCGCCCCGAAAATTATAGAGAGAAATACCTAATGTTAGAGCCGAATGGTTCGGCTCCGCTTACGGCTATTCTCTCAATGCTTCCATCAGAAAGCACAGATGATCCAGAATTCCATAACTTTAGGAAGGATCTACCTAGCTTTACCTTTACTCACGCAGGTGCAGTATCTGGTACTTCTGGTACAACCTTGACCGCATCCGCTGCTGCTGATGCTGCATTTTTCCGTATAGGAATGTTAGTTAGAAACTTCAGAACTGGTGAAGTTGCTAAGATTACTGCCACTCCTACTACCACAACTTTTACAGTTACAAGAGGTATAGGTAATGGTGGAACGGGTGTAGCAATCAACAACGCAGATACATGGTTTATGGTTGGAAATGGTAATGCTGAAGGTGGAGATACTCCAACATCAGTAAGTTACGATGCATCAAGCACCGAGAACTTTTGCCAAATTTTCAGAACACCTTACTCAATCACAAGAACTGCTATGCATACTAACTTCAGAACTGGAGATCAGTATTTAGAGAAGTCTCGTGATGCTTTAAAAGAGCACATGGTGGGAATGGAAAGAGCAATGTTGTTCGGTAAAAAGGACATCGTAGCAGGTAACGCAGGTATGCCAGAAAGATATACTGATGGTATCTTCAATTCAATAACTACTAACGTAGAAGATGCTTCAGCTAACTCAAGTGCTAACCGTTTAACAGAAGCTGAGTTTGATACTTTCTTAGCAGAAAAAGCATTCGCTTTCGGTTCATCTGAAAAGTTAATGTTATGTGGATGGAAGGTTGCAGAGCACCTCCAAACACTAGCTAAGTCCAGATATCAAATTAACAGTACTGGTACTGGTGATTCATATGGTGTTAACTTTACTACCTACAATACTTTTGCAGGTACATTACAAGTTAAAACACACCCTATGTTCAGACAGATCCCAGGTGCTCAGTTTGATGCTATTATCTTAGATACAAAGGATTTAAGATATAGATACATTGATGATACTTCATTATTGAAAGATCGTCAGGGTAATGGTGTTGACGGTGTCACAGACGAATATCTAACAGAAGCAGGTTTAGAAATTCTTCAAGAAAAGACACATGCTGTCATCACAAGTTGGCAGTCACTAACATAGAATAATCTATGTACTTAGAGAACCATCTTAACAGGTGGTTCTCTTTAACCTTATAGGAGATTAGATTGACACCCCCTAAAACCATTAAATTTTTTGCTAAGAGACCTAATATGGAAATATCCATAGATGGAAAAGTCTATCCATTTCATGGTGGAGAACTTGAGGTAGGTTTGAAATTAGCAGAGCAAGTTAAAAGACATCATCTTTATAAGAAGTCACATATTTTTTCAGAAGAAGATGCCATTGTTGTAAATGGAAAAGTTCAAACTCTTTTAGATGATCCTACTATGCAAGACCTTGCTGCTAAAGCCAAGGTTAATAAAGACTTAACTATCTTTTCATTCCCGTCTAGACCAAGCATTACAGTTGATGCGGGACCTCATAAAATTATATTTCAAGATAATAAAGTGGCTTTAGATAAAGATGAAGCTGAATCTTTAAGAAGACATGTATTTTTTAGACAAGGAAAGATTGTAGAATTAGAGGTACAGAATGGTTAGCTTTAACTCAGGTGGATCTGGGTCAGGTCAATTTTCTACATTATCAGAATTAATTGATGATGCTTTGAGAGAAATGGGTGAATCTAGTCCTACTGTTTTAAAGAGTTTAGAAAGCGAAAGATTTTTAAATTATGCTAACCGAGTTGTTGCAGATATAAATAGACATCCCTCTTTCTTAGATGTTCTCGATAATACTTATGATGATCAAACAGGTTCTATTTCAAGTGGTAGTAACGAATTAGTTGTATCTTCTGGATCTGTTACTTTCAGTACATATACACCAGTTAAAATTGCAGGTGCAGGTGCGAGTAATTCAGATCTTTATAGTTTTGTATTAGGGTCTAAAGTTGTTGGTGGGAACACTGTCGCAGGTACTTATCGTATTGCAGATGCAGCAGATACAACCGTATCAGGTGCCGTTGTTTCTAATCCATATAAAACAAGGATAAAAAGATATACTGCAATAACTAATCATAGAGCAATAGACGATGAAGTAATGTTAGAGGGTCTTAAAAGTTATTATTCTATAGATGATACAGACACTAATAATACAGGTTTAATTACTCTTAGGAGTGGGATTTATACCAATACTCTTAATAATTGGATTGGCTCAATAACTAATATTCAAGGTGCTCTTACAGTTGAAATAAATGAGTATACCTAATGGCTCGAAAGCTCTTTTCATACAATAGATTTCTAGGACTTGATACCGTTACTAGTCCTTCAAATATGTCTGAAAGGTTTTTAGTAGATTTATCTGATGCATATATAGACTTTAGAGGTCAGATAATTAAAGGTCCAAGTATAAGTAAATTATCAGGCAATACTGAAAAACACTATAATATAAGACATTATGGATCAGGGGATTTAGTAAGATATATTCTTAATGGTAGTAATATAGATATTAAATCTAACTCAGTTACTCAATCAACAGGTTTCAACTCAGGTACCGCTTCTATTACTCCTATTTCAACCGTTAACTTTGATCAAAAACAATTTGCATTTATGTCAGGTCATAACCCTTTTCACTTTAATGGATCTGCATTTACGACCGTAAGTGGTTTTGGATCTACTAATTTTTCTAGTTTAGGTTCTTATCCTAAAGGTGGATTTGCTGTAAATATATTAAATCGTTTAGTGGTAGCAGGTATTCCAAGTAGAGATACTGAAATTCATGTAAGTGAACAGGATAGTTTTGTAAATTGGAGAACTAATACATCAAGTGGTACAACACCAAATCAAACTGATGGTGTGATTATTGATGTTAAAAATCAGTTTACATCAAGAGATACAATACAGGGATTATCTGTATTAGAGGGAGATAAATTAGTTATCTTCGGTCAGAACGAAACTCTTGTATTTCTAGCAGATACAAACATAAATCTTTGGGAAATAGCCAGAGACTTTAGAGTACCCATTGGTATCTTTGGTAGGAACACCGCAGTTAATGTCGGAACGGATGTCTTTTTCTGTAGTAGATTTGGTGTACACAGTCTGAAACGTGCATCATCAGGTTTGACACTTGAGACCGTGACATTTACCAGAGAGATACAAGATCTCTATCAATCATTAGTAGATAACGTACCAACGACTGGCAGTTTTACAGAACCCCATGCTGTATGGGATGGTGAGATTGGTCAGTATCATGTGTTCTTTCCGCAAAACACAGCAGGTACAAACTTTACAAAATTAACTTTTACTTATGACCCGTCAGCAGGTAGATCAGGTCATCTATCTTTTGGAAATACAATTGGTCACAATGGAACCTGTGGATCTTACTTTGCAAGACCAGACACCTCGTCTGGAGTATCAGCATTACAAATGGGTACTACGTCTGGGTATGGTGATGGTCAATCACTGACACAGTCCAACAGTATGAGTGTGAGAACTCCACTATTATCTCAGGGGTCACCTGATACATATAAACATTATAAACGTCTAATTATCCGTGCTGTCGGAACGGCAGACTTTGTTGTTACTATATTTGATAGTGAGAATAATCAACTTCAACAGACAACAGTCCGCCCAGAAAATGACGGATTTGCAACAACTACAGGTATTAGTGGTGATAGTACAAGACCTATTGACTTACCGATACCTCATAGATCAAAAAGTATAAGTGTACAATTAAGTTGTACAGCAACAGGTACGTTAAAAATTCTAGATTTTGCTTTGGTGGTAGACACAAAATAGTGTATATTTATGTCTATGTCTGGTATAATTGTAGTAAATGAGATAAATTATAAGGATATATTAACATTATGTCTGGGATCTGAGGTTCACAGACAGTGGTTTGTAAAAGACATAGAAAGACTTTTTATCAAACCGTTAGAAGATGATCTGGCTAGATTGTTTTATAGAGATGGCAAGATCATTGGATTTGGAAGTTGGGCATTTTTATCCGATGAGGTAACAGATGCATTCATAACAGGTAGTCGAAAACTACAGTCTGAAGATTGGAAGAGCGGGAATAATATCTGGGTAATTGATGCAATCGCACCAAACAAGGAAATTGGGTCAGTAGGAAGATGGTTAAGAAATCATTTGGTTCCCTACGGTCAACGACTTGGAACTAATCGTTGCAACTGGTTAAGACGGAAACCAGATGGATCGGTCAGAAAAATAGGTTTAGTGATTGCAGATGAAGTTAAATATACAAATATGGAACGATAATCACACTTTCGCAGTGTCAGACTATGTAGACCCTTTTCAAATAAAGTTTGGTCTATTCGGTGGTGATGGCGGTGGCGGAGGTGGCGGTGGCGGAGGTGGCGGTAGTAGCAACCCAAGTCCAAACCCAGGAAACCCCAATGCAGGTGGTGGTGGAATGGATATCGGTGGAATTGTAGGTAATCCAGGTAATCCAACTGGTGGCGGAGGTGGCTCTGACATTGGTGGTGGTGACGATGGTGGTGGAGACAGCGGTGGTGGAGACAGCGGTGGCGGAGGCAGTGGTGGAAGTAGCGGAACTACTTTTGGTGTAAATGGTGTATCTAAAACTGGTTCAACCGCACAAGATGCTGCTATAGGTTTTACATCAAGCGAAGGTTCTGGTACCGAAGGTTCTAATTATGATGCTCTAGCAAGTGCACCAACATCCGTAGTAGATAATGCCGTGGAAATGGCAAGTCAAGGTGCATCCGTATCACAGATTGGTGATATGATCGTATCATCACAAGGTACAAACTCTATAGCAGGTTCTGCTTCAACTGGATCAACCGCAAGTTTATTTAGCGGGGGTAAGGTTATATCTGGTTATGATGTGGATGGATTTCCAACTTATAGCTCCGCAAGAACAACGTCAGCACCAACAAGTGTTACAGACACTGTGGCTGATGCAAGAGGCAACACTATTGGTGCAGGTTTTAGTACAGTTACTGATAGCCTCCGTGACGATGATTTTAGTGGGATGATGTCTACTCGTGGGGATGTAACAGGTGTATCTGGTTATGATAATGCTAGTAAGATACAAGACGCAGGTATGACATTTGGACCAAGTGGATTTGGTCCAGAAGCACTGGATCCTTTTGGTGGCAGAGGTGCATCTATACAGTCACTTACAGATTTAGAAGGTACAGGCTTTTCATCCGAAGCACAATCAGCAGGTATAGGTCGTTCTTTATTTGGTGGTGGTGAAGTTGAAACTGATAAGAAGGGTTTACAGGTTGCTGAAATTGCCAAAGGATATGGCAGAGATTTTGGCATGAACCTTGGTCAGTTTATGAATACTCCAAACATGGCAGGTGTAACACCAACAATGGCTATGTCTAAAGGTAAAGGTTTTGGTTTTAGTAATTATGCACCTTATTCAGACATTAGTTCAAAATTAGGTGGTCAATCTCCGACTTACGGTGTGACGTTAGCAGACTATAACTTTGCTAGTGATGGCACAGTTACAGGTCGTTTTAGTGGACAAAATGAAGGTTTTCTTAGCTCACCTATTGGTGGTGTTTTTAGTTTCTTGGCACCCGCTCCTATTGGCAACCTTATGAGCGTGGGTGGAAAAGTAAGTAGTTTAATGAATGCTTCTAGAAAAGGTACATTCTCTACTATCAGTAATATGTTAGGTATCGTTAACCCTGCCCTCGCACCCTTTACTTCTTTAGTTGATAGAGGTGCTAGTTTATTAGGAATCGACTTAGATTCAAAATTTGGTGTAGGTGCCAACCAAGGTTATATGTCCCAAACAAGACCAACCGATTTAGGTGGTGGGGATAATGATAATGTAAGTGCACCACCTGTCGTAGCACCACCTTCAAATGAAATTAAACCAATAGATAAACCAGACACAGCACCAACTGATTTACTCAGACGTAGACGAAGAAGAGCAGGTGAAGATGTCTATGGCGTATCTAGTTCTAACCCCTTCTTAGATTACAGTGATGACATAAATACTTCTGGTATGGGAAGTTTCACTGGCTCGGCACGATCAGGACAATTTAAATCAGCACCAACAGGAAGATAAAACAATGGCAAGTATATTTAAAAAAATAGGAAATTTCCTCAATAGAGATGAAGTTAGAGGAGGTCTGGCATTAGGTTCAGCNCTCGGAGGCTTCGGAGCTTTTGATGGAATGAAGTACGGAGATACGGCAAAGTCTTTACTAGGAGGACTTAATCTGGCTTCNGGNCTTAGAGCNGGTGGNGCAAGTGGTGCATTACAAGCGGGTCTTGGTGGTTATGGTCTTGCACAAGGCTTGGGTAAAGTCGGAACTTTCGGAAATACTTATGACAGTCTGATGGGTAACCAACAGGCTAAACCTATGTATACAAATATGGGTCCACCCAGAAATAATGCAGCAGCTAAAGTACAAGTTGAAGCTCTACCTTCATTTAGTCAGGGTGGGTATAGGATGAATGCACCTTACATGAAGAGTTTACCCGCTGATCAACAAATGAATATCATGAGTAATATTCAAGATGATGATATGGGTTTTAGAAATACAGGTGGTATGACAATGGGGTCTGGTAGAACAGATCAGCTATATCGTAACACTGTTCAAAACAATTATGGACCACCTCCAACAGGGATGAATGTAACTAATAGACCAGTGCCTATGCTTAGACCTGATAATTTAGTTAATAATAATAATATGAATGTAGACCAACAGATGTCTTTGGCTAGTAACAATTTGCCAACTGGCGGTGGTCAGATGTCTAATAATAATCAGGGTTATGGTTTTAGTACTGGTCAAACAACAACTCAAACAAACAATACTATGGATGCTCTTAGACAGAATGTAGGTTCCGATTATGGAACTGGATCTGTGTCTGCCCCAGGTTTTTATCCAAACACTGGTGGTGGTAACAATGCCCCTACTACATTTGCTAATATTAGTTTTGAAAATGTCTTTGACAATATTGTAACTAAAGCCATGAAGGATCCATTACAAGCCGTAGCCGTTGGCTCTGCCCTAGTAACTGCTTTTGCTGATGATCCTGCCGAAGAAGCAGCAAAACAATATGCAGCAGAAATGGCTAGAGTTAGAGCACAGACAGATCCAAATAGTGATTTTGGACAAAACTACATTCAAAGTTTTGCAGACAGAAGGACTAAAGAATTAGATGATGCTTACTCAAAAGCAACGTCTGATTTTGTAGCCACTATGTCTAAGCGAGGCATGATGGATAGTACTGTATTCACAGAGGGTAAAGCCTCACTAGATGCAAGATTTGCAGAATTAAAAGCAAAGATCCCAATGGATTCACAGATAGCTTTACAGGATTACCAGAAAGCTCAATTGACAAATCTTAACCTTGGATCTCAAGCCGCATATCGTGGTGGAGCCTTGAATGCAGGTATTACTAACCCATTCAGTAATAGTTTCAAAGCAGCCGTGGCAAGTACCAAGTCATAAGGAGAATTAAATGGCAAGTTTTTTCACAACCGTTTCTAGGATAGGTCAATTAGCAGGTGGCTTAGATGTAGCTCAAAAAGAAAAAGAAAAAGCTATAGCAGCTAAGAATGAGCAGATCAGACAGTTTAATCTGGGTCTTAAAAAAGATTATGACATAGCAGGGAGTAGAGAAAGCGGTCTTGATGCTAGAAACTTGAGATCTAATTTGGCAACTATTACTTCTGCTAATATTAAAGCGGGTGGTAAAGGTAATATAGACCTCGGTGATTTTAGTAACATAGATAAATTAATCTCAGATAATATTGTTGGTTCAGGTATTCTTGGCAAAGATTATTATGATGATGAGGGAAATATTAAGCCAGATTACTTAGGATCACTAGGTGGCTTAAAGAATATTATTAGAGACAGGATTATAAGTTCTGGTGCTAAAAATAATCTAGGTCAAATTCAAAATATTATTAACGACACATTTTCTCAACTTGGACCATCGATTAATCAAGATGGTGGTGCACTTGGTTTTAATGAGACAGTCACTAATCAGATAACAGGTCTTAAACAAAAATACACCGAAAGTACGGATAAACCTGCGTTCATACAAAATCTACGTCAGAGGTTAATGCAAGACTACAAATCAACCGCACTGGTTAACAGAATAATATCAATGATTATGTCAGGAAACTAATATGGCTTTGAATGACGGATTATTTGCTAATCCTACTACAGGTGAAAGTGATTTTGGTGCAAGTTCTTTAAAAGAAAGCCAACGAGCTTTTAAAAATTTAAGCTCTCAAAGAGATGCTAATACAGAAGAACTAAAGAGAGTTATATCTCAATTCACAAACCGTAAAACTGCAACACCTAAATCAAAAGATATTGATCTAAGTAATATTATGGCAGAGTTTGGTGCCACGGATTACGAAGAAAGTGCAGGTGCTGAAGGAGGTATTGCAGGTTTCTTTGATGCTACAATGGCAGCCAAAGATCAAGGATTTGATGATGTCAGTTTAGGTGCATCACTTGTTACGGGAGATATAGAAACAAATTTATTAGCTGCTGAACAAAAGTATCAAAAGAGTTTAGGTGCAACACAAAAGAGACTTGGTTATAATGAAGATAGTTTTTCAAGATTCTTTGATGCTGATTGGTTAGGCAATGTTGCAGGTGGCACTATGCCATCACTCACAGGTATGTTTACGGGTGGAGCCATAGGTGCGGGTACAGGTTCAGTAGTACCTGTAATTGGAACTGGAGCAGGTGCTTTAACAGGTGCATCCGTTGGTTCTGGTGGGATGGCAGGTCTTCAAACTCTTGGTGGTACTTTTACACAAGCATATAACTCTTACAGGGGACAAGGAAAAAGTACAAATGAAGCCTACAGTTTAGCTTATGATGTAGCAAAGGTTGATGGTTTTAAGTCTGGTGCTTTTGCATCAGTAGCCACTCTTATAGCACCTTTAAGGGTTACAGGTAATGTATTAAAGCCAAGCTCTCTTGGTGTGGCAACTTCATTCAATGCAAGTAAACCAATTCTAGGACAAGCAGCAAGTCAAGCTGTACAACAAACTTTAATATTACAGCCATCTTTAGAAGTATCTGATGTTATTTTATCTAATAAAATTGCTAGAGATAGTTTTGATACAAATAGAGAAATTTATAAAGGTGCATTAGATGCGGCAGTCGGTTCAATCTTCTTTGATTTTCCAACAACATCCGCAGGTCTTGCTTATAACTATGCCAGAAGTGGTAAGTTAAAAGCACCATTTAGTCCAGATTCTGATAGCTCTGCAACTCTTGGCATAACAGATGAAACAGGAGAAGCTAGATCAGTTGATGGTGAGGTATTAGGACCAGAGAATATACCTTCAATTTTTGAAGAAGGTGCAGACACATCCTCTGGTACAATTGTTGATTTAGATCCAAATGAATTTACAGAAATTAATTTTAATCCAGATAATCAAACAGATAGATCTAGTTTTCTAAACAATCAAATTTCTCGAATGGAGGCATATGATAATGATAAGAGAGCAACTAGTGAAAATTATTCTGGAGATGTAAAAGTTGCAAACACAGTCAACTTTTTTAAATGGTTGTCTCAAGGCGATAAGATAATACAGCAAATAAATTCTATAAAAGATGTTGCTGTTAGGAATAGTGAAGCTAATCAAAGAAAATTAGGAGATGCACAAGAGAGAGTTACAATAACAAAGCTCATGATGGATCCAGTTAAGAATGTTGTTGTACCACGTTATGTGTTTCAAACAGCTAATGGTCAAGTATTTAGAGTAGTACTTAGTAAGAATGGTAATCCATTAAGTCCATTTCAAAAATCTGGTAAACCCCAGAAGACCCACATTACGGTGTTTGATCCTTCCAGTAAAACTGGAACTCGATCCATTGCTAA